ATATTTGGTGACGAACCGCCAACCGTCTTGAACACAGAACGCGAAGCTGCAAAATATAAGCGGATAACCGGCGTTGCGTGCAATCGCGTCAATTGCTTGCTCTTCGGTCGCAAAGAATTCCCGCGATGGCACTACATGCCCGTCATGTTCAGTGAACGCCATGACGATGTAAGGTCGCGGCGGATGATAGGGAGCGTCGATCTGTTCATCTAATGCTTGCTTATCCAACCACGTGAACGGGTCAGCCACATCGAACCAACGATATTTCAGAGTAGGCGGTGACGGCTTACGGGGCGGCGGCAGAATTTCGACTGACGGCTTTTCGACATACGGTGATGAATAAAAAAGATTCGGTGACCAGTCGCGCAACAGGTTATGTTCCTTCGCAAGCTTCCGCACCGCAGACATGCCTCGCAATCTGCGAAGCGCAATCTTTTCAAGCTGCCAGATGCGCGACGTGGTGCAGCCCTGTTCGGCAGCGATCTGCTTCGCAATCTTGGGTTCGCCATCAATCCCGAACCGATCACGCAGCACTTGCTCCTCCCTTGACGGCAATAGGTGCAGAGCCCGCATAAGTCGCCAGTCGTCCTCCTTGGCGATCAGCGCGGTTTCGGGGTCGTTCATGGCTCGCCAGCCATTTCATCTCTTCCGATTTCTTTTTTGCGCCATCCAATAAATCAATTCCGTTTCTTGTTCACTATATTCATTTTGTTCATTCATCCAAAGCACCGGCCCAAGCGGGCTGCGGCACTTCCGGTCTTGCCAAATCTTTTCTAGTTCTTTTTTCAATTCGGAAGGCTTTTCAGTCATTGTGAATTACTTTCCGTACCAATACGAAATAGGTTTTGGACCCATTCGTTTGGTTTTTAAAATTTTGAATTTTTTCTCACGATTGATTTTAGCTTTCCGCATCAAAGATGATAACAAGCTGACAATTATTTGCTGGCCGTAGAATGGCGGGCTAGTCGGTGAATAAAATTGTCGGCAAATGGCGGTAGAAGTTTGCGGTTTGGTTTTCAGCAAGCACAGAACTTTCTGCTCGCTAGCTGAATATTTAACAGGATTTTTTACAGGCATGGCGGTTCGCATCTCCGGGAGCTTTTATTTTTTATAAAAGCTAAAAAAATAAAAATCAAGCAAAAACAGGCCGAACAGACTAAAAACGCCAATAAATTCAAAGACATAGTCGGTTTTGATTATGCGGTTCAAAGGGAGTTGCTTTATTTATTTATCTAGCTTAGGTGTGTTTTTAAGGGAACGGGCACTTGGTAAGCGCTCGGGACGGCAGGCAAGAGGAAGGTCCGGTTCAATACCCAAGACTCGCGGAAGCCAAATCCCCAGCGGCCATGGCCGGTAAGGCAGGAGGCGACCCAGTAGCAAGGCACCGACCGTTTCTGACGTCTCCCTTGACAGACTTAATGATGGCAACTCAAACCGAGGATTTTAATATGCGACGCTACATTCAAGATGACATTCTGCGCGCCCGTGCCGATCAATCGCTTTCGCTGGAAGAAATGCGCCAGCGGCTCCCGGCGATCTTTGCCGAGCAGGCTCATGAAAGCCGGTCGGATCGTTACGTTTATATTCCGACCTACGACGTGCTTTCTAAGCTGATCAAAGAAGGCTTCGAGCCGGTCGAGGCTCGGGTCTCCCGCACCCGCGATGAAACCAAGAAGGGTTTCACCAAGCACATGGTGCGGCTGCGCCAGCGGTCCGGTGAAATTAAAACCCGCGCGGTGGGCGATACTCATTTCGAGGTGGTAATGCGCAACGCCCATGACGGCTCCGCCGCTTACGATTTCATGGCCGGTTTGTTCCGCTTGGTCTGCCTGAATGGCATGGTGGTTTCGGATGGTAATCTGGGTGCCGCCCATGTCCGACACAGCGGCAATCAAAGCAAGCAGCTCGGCCAGGTGATCGATGCGGTTTATTCGGTAGTCGAACATGCCCCGGCGGTTCTGGAAGCCCCGCGCGTCTGGTCGACCATCGAATTGAAGCGTGATGAGCAAATGGCAATGGCGGAAGCCGCCCGCACCATTCGCTTTAGCGATGCGGAAGGAAATGTGGACAGCCCGATTGAAGCTGGCCAGCTTTTGCTCCCTCGCCGTTCCGCAGACAGCGGCAACGATCTCTGGACCACCTTCAACCGGCTGCAGGAAAACGCGATTCGCGGCGGCTTGACTGGCTACCGACGCAATCAGAACAACCAGCTTCGCCGATCCACTACCCGCGAGGTTCGCGGCATCGATTCCGACATCAAGCTGAACAAGGCGCTGTGGCAGCTTGGCGTCAAGATGGCCGAGCTGAAACAGGCGGCTTAATTTTCACCGGCGGGGCGCAAATGCCCCACCACTTTCCCTAACGGAGGTCACGGCACCGATGAAACTCCAAAATGGAGTTGTACAGCTATGAGGAGGACGGTTTGTACTGGCTGGAACTATGGTCCGGGCAAACCTGCACGCTGCGCCGCGACTACAGAACCATGACCGAGCGCAAGCTGGCAACCGAAAATATTTACAAAGCCTTGAAGAAACTTGGCGGCAAGGTGGGCTGGGTGCCTTTTGAGCGACGACAAAGACAACCGGGGCGCAAATGCCTCATTAACTCCAACCGAGGTTCTGAACCATGAATAAGCATCGCAAGGCGCAGCCGAAACTGCGCAAACGCAAGATGGCGATCATCGCGGAGTTGTGCCGCATGTCGCACAAAGGCTGGCACAATTGCCGCCGCGAAGACTGGCAGCCGCTGGAAGATGAGCTGAACCAGATCAATTTGATGGGTGCGTGATGCGGTTCTTCATCCTGTGGCCAAGGCGGCAGATCGTGACCGAAGAACACATCATCCGCATGTATGCCGATGCGGTGGCTACCAACCAAGTCCATCCGGGAGGCTTTGGCTACGCTAAGGAGCCGATCGCGATGGCGCACGCCTTGTCTGATGCCGGGATCATCACACTAGGGAGTTGGGAAGCATGACCAGACCAGTTGACTTGCTAGGGGAAATGTTTGCGCCAACCTATACCGCGCGAACCAACGGAGAGTTTTTTATAGTTACGGTCATGCCACCAAGGAGCATGAAGCTGCCAGCGGTCTTGCTGCCAATGACGGCGGAAGAATTTTCGCAGTTTCAACTGTGGCGAGCCGGGCGGCTGATGATTCAGGATGCCTTCCCGGACTGGTCTCCAGCACGCCGCGAGTTGTTACAGACTGGTTTGACTGAAACTGATTTCATGCGGTTCACAAAGGAGTAGGAACGCCGCAGCCTGTGTCCCTCAGTCCGGGGACACAGGTGTGTTTTCCTAACTTTTTAATTTGAAAAAAGGTGACTTTTCCTAGTCTTTTTAGTTGACCTTTTATTTATTTAGCTTAGTGTGAAGGCATCAGAAAACAGGAGATGGCAATGACCAACTTTACCAAGCGCTGCGACAACGAAGCCAAGACCTACGAATTGCTTGCCCCGCTTTATGGCGAGCAAGAAGACCGGCAGAACCGGGTCCTGATCGCGAACGTCTTTAAGGCCATGTGGAGCGCCTCGATGCCTGCCAAGAAAATCGAAGCGGTGGCCTGCGCGATGCATGGCTTTGAGAATCTGGACCTGCAAGAGACTCTGACCCGCCTTTGCCGCGCCAAGGTTCTCCGCAGCTACGTAAATTGCGGCCAACGCTTTTACGAAGTGAATTACTAGTTGACCTTTTATTTATTTGGCTTAGTGTAAAGGCATCGAAACGGAGCAAGCAAAATGAGAAGCCGACCTCTTTCCCTTTCCCTGCCCCAGCAGCCTCAGCAGCCTCAACTGCGGCACTGCAACCGGTGCCAACAACCCTCTTCCAACTATTTTCTTTGCAACGAGTGCAGCGAGCTGGAGCGGGAGCTTTCCCGGCAGCCTTTGCCTTGTCGGGACTGAACGCGCCGAAACCTAACCCAACCCAACAACAGGAGATGGCAATGACTGACCTAAGCGATATCTTCGCCAAGCTGGAGGTTCGAATGGAAGACATCACTCCAGCCGCTGCCTCGACTTTCAAAGCCGAAGGCAGCTTTGATGAGCCGCAAGCCGCGATTCGCTTCATGCTGGCGGGCAATGCCACGGTGACCCTACGCTCTGCCCAAACCAACGCGCGGTTTACTTTTCGCATCCGCGCCAGCGAAGACGGAAGAATTCATTTCGTTTCGCTGCTGAACGGCCCGGACAACGAGACCGCCTACGCCTATTTCGGCTACATCCGCCGGGGCGTTTTCTTTCATGGCGGGGCAAAGGCCAAGGTCGGGGCCGACGCGCCGAGCGCCAAGGCTTTCTCTTGGTCTTGGATGAAGCTTAGTCAGAATACCATGCCGCCCAAGCTTGAAATCTGGCACGAAGGGCGGTGCGGCAGGTGTGCCCGGAAGCTTACGGTTCCTGAGTCGGTTGCTTCCGGGTTTGGTCCTGAATGTGCCGGGAAAATGTGATGGGCAATGCCCTGAATAAAGTTACCCTGACGCCCGCAAGGCGTCAGGTCTACGCAAGATGGCAGCCGGATCGAATCGGTGTCATTTTGTCCGAAGGACAGGAAGTTTCCGAGGTTCGTTGGGAAGATAAGTCAACCGACTACATTCGAAACGAGCAGCTTGTTACCGCTAAATCATCTCAAACGGAGGGTGTAATGTCAGTCAACCAAGTTCAAGAATATAACAATCTTGTTGCTACAGCTAACGCGCTTGGGCTAAGTGCAACAATAGTCAAACGGTTCAAGAACAGCGCTGCCGGAGACAAACGCATTGCAGCGCTGCAAGCTTTAATAGACCAACAAAAAGACGCTGGCGAGCCAACGTCACCTGCCGAGCAGCAACCAGAAGTCGAAACAGAAGCCGAAACAACAGTAGAGTCAGAGAAGGAGGTTACCATGCCGAAGAAAGCCAAGAAGGCCAAGGCCGCCAAGGCCAAGGTTGCCAAGACCAAGAAGGTTGCGGCCAAGGCAAGCGCCAACGGAGCACCGCGCGAAGGCTCCAAGGCGGCCATTCTTTACAACCTGATGACCCGCAAAAGCGGTTTCACTCAGGCCGAAGCCAACAAGGCGACCGGCTGGAAGAGTGTTAACATTTCGCTGCAGGCCAAGATTCGCGGCTTGAAGCTGCGACGCGAAAAGACCGACAATGGGTCGCGCTATTACATCGACTAAAATTTATCTGAAGCAGCGAAGTCAAAAACCGGGAGCAACACTCCCGGTTTTTCTTTTATGGGGACGGCCATGCTTCCAAAATTTTCGCTAGCTGAACATGATGGCATCATTGTTGTCCGGGACGATCGCTTGCCCGGTGGGACCAAGCGCCGCGTCCTGCCTTGCCTGATCAAAGATCAAAAGCAGGAATACGTCTACGCTTCACCGGTCTATGGCTACGCGCAAATCGCGTTGGCGCATTCGGCCAAGCACGCGACTATTTTTTGCGCCGAGCGTAAAACAAACCATCCGCGAACGCTCGAAGCCAAGGCGGCAGGAGCCAAGATCGTTGAAGTGCCATGCGGCTACATGTCGGTGGTTCGCGCAAGGGCCAAGGCTTATTGCGCCGAGCATGGCGCTGTGCTGTTGCCGTTCGGACTTGATGTACCGGAATTCATTGACGCGTTGGCAGCTGAGGCCAGCAAGATCAACTACAAGCCGCGCGAGGTTTGGACCGTCGCTGGCTCCGGCGTATTAAGCAGAGCGTTGCAAGCGGCGTGGCCGAAAGCTAAATTTTTCGCGGTGCGAGTGGGAGCTGAACCCGATGCCGGTCGTGCAACGGTCTTGCAAGCCCCGGAAAAATTCGAGAACGATGCCAAGATGCCACCGCCGTTTCCGTCCTGTTCGAATTACGATGCTAAGGCATGGCGGTTTGTTCGTGCTAGCGCCAAGCCTGGTGCATTGTTTTGGAACGTTGCTTCATAACAAAAGGAAAATTCAGTGGTCAAGAAACCAGACGCTAGAACTTTTGGTCAAGACTTAATGCGTGGCGAACATGTTGTGGGCAAAAGCAAATACAAACCGACCATGACAAGTGAGGAACGGGTTGTTGCCAACAAGGTCGGAAGCTATCGCGATCAGGACAAGCTTAATCAAATCATGACTCAAAAGGCGCCAATTAAGAAACGCAACTTCACTCCACATGTCGGGCTTTTTGAGGAACTAAGTCAGAAACCAAAAGGCGGTGCATTGGGCGAGCGCTTTCTGATGTCGCCGTTTACAATATTGAATGCCCGCGAAGGCTGGTGGCAAGATCGCAAGCGTGCATGGCTGGAGCTTGGCATTAAAAGCGAGCTTGGGCGCGGCAACGACGCGGCACCCGGCGGCTCCAAGCAATGCGCCATTGATCCGGTGACTGGCAAGATCTGCCGGGCTGACAGCAAAGGCAGGCCCATTGCTGGCACGGTGGCCAAGGTGCATACCGCCACGCTGGCCAAGGATGGCCGTGCCGGGCTTACTTTTGATACCACCACCGATCCATACCGAAGCAAGGCCAACGGAGCCATTGCTGGTGCAAAGGTTGGCTCCGGTAAAAATGCGTTCAAATTCAAAACCGCCGACGGCTATAAAAGCGGTACCGAAATAAACCAAAGCAGACAAACCGCTTCATTAAAAGGCGGGCTTACCGTCGGCACCACCATTCATCCCTATGACGATCAGGAAGGCGGTGACGCTTCAGCAACCGGCACTTCGATCTTTGACCCGGTGCTGTGCGAATTGGCCTATCGCTGGTTCTCACCACCCGGCGGATTAATTCTGGACCCGTTTGCTGGCGGCTCGGTGCGTGGCATTGTTGCGGCAAAGCAAGGTCGGAAATACATCGGCATTGATCTGCAAAAGCGCCAGCTTGAAGCCAATTTCGAGCAAGGCGAGGAAATCTGTACCAAAGGCGACCCGAAGCCGGACTGGCGTTGCGGTGACTCGCGGGACATTGCCAAGCTGGTAAAGGAGCAAGCCGACTTTATTTTCACCTGTCCGCCTTATGCTGACCTCGAGCGCTATTCGGATGACCCGAAAGATTTGTCTACGCTTGGGTACGAAGAATTTCGCAAGGTCTATACCGAGATCATCAAGGCGGCTTGCTCCAGATTGAAGCCAAACCGATTTGCGTGCTTTGTAGTCGGTGATGTGCGAGGCAAGGATGGTAACTATTATAATTTTCCGGGCCATACCGTTGAAGCATTCGCCGCTGCCGGGTTGAAATTCTACAACGAGGCCATTTTAGTCACTGCCGTTGGCTCGCTGCCGGTTCGAGCCAGCCGCCAGTTTGAAGTGGCCCGCAAGCTGGGGAAAACCCATCAAAACGTTTATGTGTTCCTAAAGGGCGATGCCAAGCTGGCGACCAAGGCCTGCGGGCCGCTGGGGGATGCCGATTTTGCCGCTTGATTATTTATTTATTTAGCTTTACTGTATGGGAGAACGGAGGGATTATTCACATGGCTAAAGCTAAACTAAACGGTGGTTTTGAAGGCTGGGCCGATCAAGTATTCACGGTCGCCTCCAGCTTCAGGCTGCATCGTTTTCACAATAAAGGTGGTTGCGACCAAACTGAAACCAACGACTTTGGCGTAGCCATGCGATTGGCGCATCTGGAGCTTGAAGCTGGCCGCCGGGTCATGGTCTACGCTTGCGCCGAAAGCGGTCGCTCGGTCTTGCTGGAGCAAAAGCTTTGGAATCATTTTGCTGAGCTTTGGACTACTAATCGAAAACAATAAGAATGCGCTTGTGCTGTTTTATGGGATCATGTGCCATCTACTCATGAAATAGCATTTTAGCGCGGGCGCAGTCTGGGAAGGGCTGCGCCCATTTTTTATAGGTGCAAGAATGAAACGGTGGGAGGAGCTAAAGCAGTACACTCCTGCTGAAAGGCGATATTTACGTGGGTATAAATGCGAATGGTGCGGCTTGCTTTTGAATAAGCAAGGCTGTGGAGCGTTTTGTGATGGACCTTGTAATATAGAAGCCCGGCACAAGAGACGGCGCGAATGCTTAAGCAGTAGAAAGCAATCACGGGTTAAAGAATGACCGGAGAATTTCCAACCATGGAAGCGGCCTATTGGAAAGGCTTCAGGGATGGCTATCACGGCGTGCATGATACGCCGGTGCCGAATTTCAATCGCTCTTATGAGCGTGGTTTTGTAATGGGAATGAAAGCTAAAAAAGACAACGAGGAAAAAGCATGAAAGAAGTTATTAGCTGGCTCAACGCTGCTATTGCATCCGGCAAGGATGCAGCTGGCGGCATGACCTATTACAAAGTCAACGGTAAGACTATTAGCGCCACCAATGGAGATATTACAGCGTGTGCGCCTTGGCGTTGGGGCGGCAAGTTCTTTGTACCCGGACAGGAATTTGAGAAAATTCTGAATAAGCTACCCGGCGAGCCGGAAATAATCGAAGGCGAAAACGAGATCAAATTAAAGTCCGGGAGATTTTCCGGCACCATTCAGACTTTGAAATTGTCGGAGTGGAAATACGAAGGCATTGACAAGGCCAAGTGGCAAAAGCTGCCGAAAGGCTTTGTAGCAATCCTGACCGCGCTGCGACCGTTTATTTCCGAAGATGGTGTGCCGTGGGCGCAATCTATCGCGTTTGATAACGATTGGGTTTATGCAACCAACAACATGGTCATTGCAGGCTCGGCATGTCAGGTTGGAAAATGCCAAGCATTGCTGCCAACCCAAGCTGTCGATTTTTTATTAAGCCGAACCGACGGATTGATTGAATGGACTTTTGATGCTCATTTCATGGCGTTTCGTTGGGCCAATGGTGCTTGGATGCGAACCCAACTTGTGGTGGGTAAATTTCCTGAAAATGCAGCGGGCTTGATTCGCAAAAGCGAAAAGGCAAAGCCGACTCAAAAAATTGATGATGACTTTCGTGAGGCAGTTGGACGGATTGGCGAACTTGCCGAGGATACCATGGCAATATTCAAAAATCGTATTGAGGCAAAATTCGGCAAAGCGGTTGTCGAGGACGGCATTAAATGCGAAATTCCAAAAGGCCAATTGTGCTCCATTTTCGGAGCCAAATTCTTGATACCAATGCTCAAGGTGGCTGAGGTTTGGCAGCCGTCGCTTTGGCCAGAGCCGGTGCCATGGCGCGGCAAGAACATATCCGGGTTTATTGTTGGTAGGCGGCAATGAATCGCGGCTCAAATAAGAGGATAGTCCAGTGACCAAAACCGAAGAAGCAATAGAGCGGGTTCGGGACGCCTTCAAGGCTCCCTCGTCCCTGATGGGCGGGGAAACTTTCATTCTGAACATCAATGATGTTGCCGAACTTCTGCGGGATCACGGACTGCAAAAACAGGCATTGGCTAACTGCCACAAAGAGATTTTTAAGCTCCGCGACGCACTGGCAAGTCAGCCGGTGTGCGGCGCTAATCAGTGACGATAAGAGAGGATAGCTATGTTTCTCACACCAGAGATTGCCCACGATCTGCGACACGGCGCGAGCTTCGATGTTGAGGGCGAGCGCATAGGCGTCCGCCGCGTCAAAAGAGTTTGGTTCAATCCGTCATCCGGCCACTATGTCGCGGACGTTGGTTCCTGTTTTATGTGGACTGACGAACCGCACAAGCCTTGGCGAGTCGTGCCGTGCAACCCTAATCAGTGATTAACATGAGTGATTTAGGAAATGATGCAGGCTTCTGGCCGGGCGCTCCGGCCAAGGTCAAATATCAACCTGATCCTAATGCTCCAAAAAAGGAGCCGAAAGTTCGCGAGCCGAAACAGAAAGTTGAATTGAATCCATACAAGCCCCGCAAGGCACCATCTTTTGAAGTGCTATCCGATGAAGAACTGGTTGAAGCTGTTGGTGATACTTTGGTGTTCGATGTCGAATGCTTCAAGAATTATTTTCTGATCGCCTTCAAGCATTTAAAAACCGGCAAGTTTCTTTTGTTCGAAATTCCGTTTGACGGCGATAAGCTGGAATGGGTGCTGATAAATTTTACTTGCGTGGGATTCAATAGCTTGCGCTACGACATGCCGCTGGTCTGGATGGCCAGATCTAATCAGGATATGATTAAACTTAAAAAGGTCAGCGATGAATTGATTCGCGGCGAATTTGTTACCAACATTACAAGGCGGCACAAGATTTCAATATTAAAAACCAAGCACATTGACCTGATAGAAGTATGTCCAATGTATGGAAGCTTGAAGCTTTATGGCGCAAGATTGCACGCCGAACGTATCTTGGAACTGCCGTGGTCTGATCTTCAAGAATTAGAAAAATGGCAAATATCTGTTACAAGACATTATTGCTTGGACGATCTGAATTTGACTGAATTGGTTTTCAACAATTTGACCGAACAACTACAATTGCGCGCCGAGCTTACCAAAGAGCAGCAAAAGGATTTGATGTCAAAGTCCGATGCTCAAATTGCCGAAGCGGTGATCGGCAACGAAATCAAAAAGATCAAAAACGCTTTTCCAAGTAGACCTAAAATCAAGCCCGGTAGTATTTTCAAATTTAAGACTCCAAAAAATCTAAAATTTCAAACCAAATACATGAAAGACATTCTCAAGACGGTTGAAGGAATTGAATTTGTTCTGGAGCCATCCGGCTATCTCGGCAGGCCAGAAATAATTGACACCGTAGAAATAACAATCGGCAATTCAATTTACCGGATGGGAATGGGCGGGCTGCATAGCTCAGAAAGCCGCATGGCTTTAGTGGCGGATGCCAAGCATGATATCATCGATCGCGATGTGGCGTCCTATTATCCGGCTATTGTGATGAATTGCGGGCTATATCCAAAAAATCTTGGACCAGAATTTTTACAGGTCTACAAAAGTTTAATTGAGCGCAGGCTTGCCGCTAAGAAGGCAGGGAATATTGCGGTCTCCGAGAACTTGAAAATTTCGATCAATGGTACTTTTGGCAAGACTGGAAACCCGTATTCTATTTTATACGCGCCCGAGGTTATTATTCAAATTTTGTTGGGCGGTCAGCTTTACCTGCTGATGCTAATTGAAGCTCTGGAGCTTGGCGGCGTGCCGGTAGCCAGTGCCAATACCGATGGCATTTTGATGTATTGTCCTAAATCAAAAAAGAACAAAGCCGATCAAATTATCAGCCAGTGGGAAAAGACTACTAACTTTGTGACTGAGGAAACCCAATACAAGGCAGTTTATAGTCGTGACGTGAACGCCTATTTGGCAATAAAACTGGATGGCTCGGTCAAAGGCAAGAATATCTTTTATGATCCGTGGCGGGCCAAGAATGCCCGCGATCGATTCTGGCAATTTCAAAAGAATCCAAATTGTCAAATTGCGGTCGAAGCAGTCGAGCGGTTTGTGGTTGACGGCATCCCAATAGAAAAGACCGTGCGGGAATGTAAAGACATTTGTAAATTTGTAGCGGTAAAAAATGTGACCGGTGGGGCGCATAAAGCCGGAGACTATCTTGGCAAGACCGTACGATGGTATATTGCTGACGGTGAGCAAGGCAGCATCAATTATGTAGCTAATAACAACCTGGTCCCGGATACTTTAGGGGCAAAACCGGTAATGGATTTACCAACCAGCTTGCCGGACGATATAGATTACGCCTATTATATTCGACGCGCCGAGGAAATGTTAGTCGATATGGGATATTCTAAATGAATCTTTTGATTAGTTTTAGCGGAGGCGAAACGTCAGCCTACATGACGCATTGGCTGCTGAATAATCAGCAGGCTAAGTATAAAAACATAGTTATAGTTTTTGCCAATACAGGTCAGGAAAATGAGGCGACACTTAAATTTGTTAAAAATTGTGACGAAGCTTTTGGGTTTAACACCATCTGGATTGAGGCTGTTCAATTTCAAAATGAACGAAAGGGAGCTTCTTTTAAAATAGTCAATTTTGAAACCGCTGATCGAAAAGGCAAGCCGTTTGAAGCTTCGATTAAAAAGTACGGAATTCCAAATCAAAAAAACAAAGAATGCACTCGAAACTTAAAGCGCTATCCAATTGAAGCCTATGCTCGAAGTTTGGGATGGAAAAAAACCGATTATGATTTAGCAATAGGCATTCGTTCTGATGAAATTGATCGAATGACTAGTGACGCAACAAGAAACATCATATATCCGTTAATTAAAGATCATCCCATGACCAAGCCTCAAATCAATTCCTGGTGGGCCAAGCAGCCGTTTCGACTTGATCTCAAAGGTTATCAAGGTAATTGTAAATGGTGTTGGAAAAAATCCATTCGAAAGCACCTTACTATTATAAGTGAGAATCCTAAAGCGTATGACTTTCCTCGTAAAATGGAAAAATTATATGGTACCATAGGTCCAGAATCTTGCGAGGTATTTGCTGATGAAGATGAAAAATAAACAAAACGAGGAAACCGTGCAAACTCATTGCGCCAAGCTGCTGGAAGCTTACGCGCGTGAGGATGTTTGCTGGTTTGCGGTACCGAATGGCGGGCTGCGTCCTAAGCGCACCGCGTTCAAGCTGAAACAGCAAGGCGTAAAGCGCGGCGTTTCGGATTTGTTTTTTATAATCAACGGTAAGTCTATTGGTTTGGAAATTAAACCCGCCACAGGCGGCGTGCAATCAGACAAACAAAGCGACTGGCAGGAGCGCTTGGAACGCGCCGGTGGTTTTTACTATTTGGCCCGAGGGTTGAGCGAAGCGGTTGTCATCATGAACCGCATCGGAGCCTTCAGAATGCCAATCAAGCTTACGAGTGAGACTGTGACGCAAGCGTAGCTTGCTGATGGTTCTCCCGACCCCGGTCTAGTCTCTCCGCACATTTCACGGGGCGGTCCATCAAGGAGACGTAAAATGGCACTATCGTTGAAGGACCTGCATAAGGTCCGCGCCACCCTGCCTCCGCGCGTTTTGATCTATGGTCCGCCGGGAATTGGTAAAACCACTTTGGCTTCCGAATTTCCAGACCCGGTCTTTCTCCAAATTGAAGACGGCACTCCAAGCGATCTTGAATTGCAATCGTTCGGCAGGCTCACGGCATTTGATGATGTCATGGAGGCGGTCGCCGCGCTCTATACTGAAGAGCACAAGAATAAAACTGTAGTCTTAGATAGCTTGGACAAGCTGGAGCCGTTGGTTTGGGCAAAGGCTTGTCAGGACAATAATTGGGAAAGCATTGAAACTCCCGGCTATGGTCGCGGCTATATCGCGGTTGATACTTATTGGCGGGATTTGCTGGAAGGCATGAACGCGCTGCGCCGCGATAAGAACATGGCGGTTGTGCTGATTGCACATTCGTCTATCGAAACCGTAAACGACCCAATGACCGCCTCGTACAGCCGCTATGATATTCGGTTGCACAAACGCGCTATTGGCATCGTTCAAGATGAAATGGATTGCGTGCTTTTCATCAATCAAGATGTCTCGTTGCTTCAAAACGATCCAAAAGCCAAGGCTGGTCCCGGCGCAAGAGTACGCGCTGCCGGTGGCGGCAACCGGTTTGTCCATGCCACGCCACGTCCTGCTTATGTGGCTAAAAATCGGTTCGGAATGCCGGACAAAATTCAATACAACAAGGGCAAAGGTTTTGAAGCTTTAAAGCCGTTCTTTCCAGCACCGGCGGTCGCTGTGAATGGAAAAGTGAAAACCTCGAAAGCCGCCTGATCTTTCTAAAAATCCAACCCCCTCAAAAGGAACTAGAATTATGGCTGAACTACCTGAAGTCTTTTACCCGGAAGATATCCCGGAAGACGATCGCAACTTTGACCCGATTCCACCTGGTACCTATACCATGCAGGTCATCGAGTCCAAGATCGACGATACCAGAACCGGCACCGGGCAAATGCTGGTGCTGACGCTGGAAATTATCGACGGCGAATATACCAACCGCCGGATTTGGGACCGGTTGAACATCGTCAACCAGAACCCGGATGCACAACGCATTGCGCAACAAGCGTTGCGGGCGCTGTGCATGGAGCTGGAAATTTCCGAATTGAAGGATTCGGAAGAACTACACTTTAAGCCATTCGACGCCAAGGTCCGGATTGAACAGGATAAGTCCGGCCAATATGGCCCGCAGAACCGGGTCCGCTATGGCTCCGGACAGGCCAATCCGCCCGCAGAGAAAGCCGCTCCCGAGCCGAAAGGCAGGACGGCGGCCCCGCCTCCCAGAAACAGCGCCAGAGCCCCGCAGAAAGCCGCTCCTGCGGGCCGTTCGGCCAAGCCTTGGGCGGCGGGTAAAGCCGGAAAGGGCAGCCGGGACGCCCCGTTCTGAAGAAGTAGGGAGTCGTTGGGCAACCCGTAGAAGCCCGGCGGCTCTTTGCATCGATCTGGATACTCTAGTCAACCCTTCATTGGTGGGGCTTCGGTCGCAATGCCAGACGATACTCGGGCCAATGCACGTGCGGTCCATAACTGTAAGATTGAAAAATGAAAAACAGACAGGATTATGTTGCGGTTCTGGTGCGTGAAATAAAGCGGTTTGATACTGAAGCCGAAGCCAAAAGCTTCCGTAATCGATTTGGCAAGAAAGCCGAAGAAATTGTGATTATAAAAGTAAAGGAACCAATTCGTGGTCGCGCTTCCTGAACCAGTTATGCACACCGTGCTTGCTATTTGGCAAGCCTATGAAAGCAAAGCTTCTGGTAGCGGTGACAATACCGGGGTGCCGATGTCGGTAGCCGCCAGCGATTGTTCCCGCTCAATCTGGTATGCCTTGCGGTGGGCGGCACCGCCTGAAGTCATCGATGGTCAGAAACAACGGCGGTTTGCTACCGGCCATCGCGAGGAAGACCGCTTATTGGCTGATCTTGAAGCTGCTGGCATTGAAGTAATTAAAACCGATCCTGCTACCGGCGAGCAATTTCGAGCTGCGCTTGCGGATGGCTGGTTGCGTGGCAAATTGGACGGCAAGGTTATCGGTGTGCCGGAAGCGCCTAAAACCACCCATGTGGTTGAAATCAAAAGTCATAACGATAAGTCGTTCAAGGATCTTCAAAAGAAGAAATTAAAAGACGGCAAGCCGGAGCATTACGTACAATGCCAGCTCTATATGAAGGCGCTCAAGCTTACTCGCTGCCTGTATTTGGCGGTCAATAAAAACGACGATTCTCTTTATGCCGAGCGCATTTCATACGAGCCGAATTTCGCCGCACAGATTGAAGAAAAAATCAAAAAGGTAGTCAAAGCCAATAGCGCACCACCCAAGCTTTTCAATAATCCGGATGATCGTGCGGCGTTCGTTTGCCGGTGGTGTCGCGCCAGACCGCAATGTCACGACAACCAATTTGCAAGGTTCAATTGCAGAACCTGCATCGAGGCTGAATTCATGCCGAATGCCGAGGTGCGGTGCGCGTTGTGGAATAGAATACTCAGCTACGATGACCAGCAAAAGGGCTGCGCCAAGCACTTGTTTCTGCCAAGCCTGGTGCCGGGCGAGCAAATAGACTCCGACGAAAAGAAACGTACGGTAACTTATGAGCTGCGCAACGGGCAAAAGTGGGTGGATGGGAAGCTTGCTAAATAAAAAAATAAATAATAAGATTTGATTGCTGTTCGGCATCCAGCCGAATCTACCGCCCGCGTCTGGGCAAACAGGAGACTGAAAATGGCTAAAGGCAAGACCACGGAAATTATTGAGGTGTCGGAAATTCAGCAGGAGGAAGCGATCTTTCACATCCTTGGTGCCACACCAATGATCATGAATCGTTTTAGCTTCAAGGCCCGGCAGGAATTGCTGATCCCGAAAGGCAAACAGAGCCGCGCTACGCTGGAAAGCAAGATGAAGCACGATCCATTGGCGGAATTTCGCGGTGCCTTGTATTTGAACCGCGACAAGAACAGCTACACACGCTTCCACATTCCGAACTCTGCTTTCCACCGTGCCATTGCGGCGGCTGGCAGCGATATGCCGGGAGCGGCAAAGGCTCAATTGAATCGGCTGGCCAGCATCGTGGATTTATCCATCGATCTGTATGGCGTGCCCAATCTTTTCATGTCGATGGTTCGCAACAGCGACATGAACCGCACGCCGGACGTTCGCACCCGTCCGATCTTCCCGGAATGGGCTTGCACCGTGACGGTTCGCTATACGCTGCCGAACATCACCCGGCGTACCATTACCAACCTATTTACCGGTGCTGGTTCGATCATCGGCATTGGCGACTGGCGTCCGCAGAAAGGCGGCACCCATGGTCGGTTCTTGATTGTGTCCGATAAAGACCCGCGCTTTCTGAAGATCGTCAAGGAGCAGGGGCGCAAGGCGCAACAGGCTGCCTATGACCAGCCGGTCATGTTCGATGAAGATACCGAAGAATTGATGGCGTGGTTTGAACAGGAAGTGATGCGCCGCGAGCGCACTTCGGAATCATCCAAGCCGGTCAAGAACGGCAAGGCCAAGAAGTCCAACGTGGTGGAACTGAACGCTTAAAGGAGACTGAATGCAGATCAAGACCAAGAAAGCGGTGGTTGTCGCGGAGTTGGAGAAGCTCCGCGACAAATCTGGCAGGCTTACGGCCGAACAGGTCTATCAGGCTGCCAAAAACAAACGTCATCCCTTGCACAAGGAGTTTATATGGGATGACAAAAAAGCCGCCTACCTCCAGCGGATCGAACGTGCCAACGAATTGATCCGCTATGCAACCCAAATTGTGATCACGCGCAACATCAAGATTGATGTGCCTTGCTACGTGCGTGATCCAAGCAAGGCAGGCAATGAGGCTGGTATGATTTCTTTAACGTCTGCTGATCTTGATAAGCAGCAATCGGAAAAGATCATGCTGGCGGAATTGGATCGTTGTGAGTATGCGATCGTAAGGGCAAGGGGTGTAGTCGGTTTTCTGGATAAGTCACATCCCGGATTATCGATCAAGCTTGAGGAAATGTTGGCTGCAATCATTTACGCTAAGTCAATGTTGCAGGCGGCATAAACGGCAGGAATGGAAAGGATTGGTGAGGTAACTCATGTTCTGGTGAGGCGCGGCATGACGTGGACTGGCAGGAGCGGATGGAAAGGCACGCTTGGGTTCGGGGTGGTCAGGTCTAGATTGGTAAGGCATTCGCAGGAGTGGCGGGGAATGGCACGGCGCTGCACGGAGAGGTTTGGAGAGGCATCGCAGGAGCAGCAAGGAAAGGTCAGGACTGGCGCGGTGAGTCCATGCAAGGCGCGGCGTGGTGCGGTATGGCATCGCAGGTGAGGCCGGGGTTGTCGCGGTCTGGCGTGGAAGGGCAAGGCAGGAATGGCACGATTCGGTCAGGCGGGGACCGGCATGGCACGATGTGGCATCGCAGGTGAGGCGCGAAATAGGTCTGTCGCGGTTTGTCGGGAAAAGGTAAGGCATCGCAGGTGAGGTGAGGAGTAGTTGGGTTTGGAGAGGTCGAGTGCGGCTTTAGCAGGCGTGGACAGGTTCAGCGGGGCAATAAGTGTCCCGGCATGGTGTGGACAGGTACGGCAGGAGCGGAGCAGCATGGTAAGGCATGGTGGAGCACGGTTCGGTCTGAATAGGCATCGCAGGAACGGCTAGGCGAAGCGGGGCGGGGACTGGTTGGGTGCGTCATCGCAGGTGCGGTGGGAATTGGATCGGTGTGGTGCGGTCGCGTGTGGTGAGGCGTGGCGGCGCAGGCGAGGCGGCGTGGGGAGTGGTTGGGCGCGGCAAACCAAGCACCGGCACGGCAGGAAAGGTTCGTCAGGGACCGGCTTGGTCTGGCGCGGATGGGTATGGCAGGCAAACACATTTAGGTACAAACAAAATGAAACTACGACCCTATCAACGCCAAGCTCTGAACGCACTTTACAGCTTCTGGCGCAAGCAAGGCGGCAACCCGTTGATCGTGTTGCCGACCGGCTCCGGCAAGAGCTTGGTCATGGCCGCATTGTGCCAAGAGCTGTTGCGGGATTATCCTAATTTGCGCATCGGCATTGTCACTCATGTGCGCGAGCTCATTAAACAGAATTTCGATGAGCTTATGAGCCTTTGGCCATTGGCTCCGGCTGGAATCTTTTCGGCTGGCATTGGCCGCCGTGATACCCGCGATCAAATTCTGTTTTGCGGCATTCAAAGCGTTTGGAATAAAACCGATCTGGTTGGTCTGTTTGATATTATATTGATCGATGAGGTTCATCTGGTTTCTAAAAATTCCGCCACCATGTACGGAGCGTTCATTGCAGCGGTGCGAGCAGCGGTGCCCGATGTGCGCATTGTTGGCCTTACTGCTTCGCCGTGGCGATTGGATAGCGGGCGGCTGGATCGCGGCAAGGGTCGAATCTTCGACAAGGTGGTTTTCGATGCCAATGTGCGCAATCTGATCGACCAAGGTTATTTGTGCAATTTGATGTCCAAGGCTACTGCTACCGCATTGGACGTAAGCAATGTCGGCCAGCGCGGCGGCGAATTTATTGCGGGCGAATTGGAAATTGCAGTCGATCAGGATTGGATTACCCAAGCGGCGGTGCGGGAAATTATTCAATATAGCCGTGGCCGCAAGTCTTGGCTGGTTTTCTGCTCGGGCGTAGCACATGCCGCCCATGTGCGCGATGAAATGGTAGCGTCCGGCATTAAGTGTGAGACGGTCACCGGCGATACTCCAAAAGAATTACGCGATGCCCATATCCGCAATTTCAAGCTTGGCAAGCTGCAATGCCTTACCAGCGTTGGCGTGCTTGGCACCGGTTTTAATCATCCGGGCGTTGATCTCATTGCCTTGCTGCGTCCTACCCAAAGTGCCGGGCTGTTCTTGCAGCAAGTAGGACGTGGGCTGCGCAATGCACCAAACAAGAAGAACTGCTTAATTTTGGATTTTGCCGGAAATACTTCAAGGCATGGTCCAATCGACATGATCACCATTAGCCATTCATCCGAGCGACGTGGCGATGGCGAAGCGTTGGTGAAAGCCTGCCCGCAATGCCGGTCTATATTGCCGCTGGCCTGCAAGACCTGTCCGGATTGCGGGTATGTCTTTTCCGATGACAGCTTGCCAGCGCATGAAGCCACTGCCGATGCAAAGACTCCGATTCTTAGCCAAGGCGCACCGGTATGGATAAATGTAAATGATGTGCAATATTTTCAGCATTTGAAGCCGGGCTCGGTGCCCACCTTGCGAATTGAATATTTGTGCGGGCTGTTGGTCCATAAACAATGGGCTTGCTTTGACCATAGCGGGCTAGCGCGCAGCAAGGCCGAGCATTGGTGGCGCAAGGCTGGCGGCGATAAGATTCCTAGATCGACTGCCGAAGCTTTGGCGCGTGCCCATGAGCTTAACAAACCGGCGCAAATACAAATTAGGCCGGATGGCAAATACTTTGTGGTAGTAGGCTGGAAATTTAATGCGGCGGAAGCCGCGAAAATGATTGCTTAAAGCTCCCGGCTTTCTGTAATGGCGTGCGCGCCTGCGCCGGGGACAGCGACTTCGCGAGTCGTTTCCCCTTCCCCTCCGTTGGGGATTACCCGCGTGCAAGGCTGGTTTAATTCGGAGGGACTTAATGGCTACCAAGAAACCTTGGCTGAACAAAAATACCAATCTTCTCAACTTTGCAGTTCAAATAGCCGCAACCGGCCAAGCGGTTTTCCCATGCCATCCCGGAACCAAAGCGCCGCTTACGCCGCATGGCTTCAAGGACGCGTCTTTGAATGCCGACCAGATAAGCGAATGGTGGGGCAGATATCCGAACGCTTGGATCGCATCGCCTACCGGCAATGAAAGCCATCGGCTGGTCATCGATTTGGATCGCAAGCCGGGCCAAGCTGACGGTGTGATCGAATGGCCCAAGTTTTTATCCGATAATGGTATTGACGAAATTGAAACTAAAACCATTCAAACGCCTTCAGGTGGCAGGCATCTGGTCTTTAATTGCGATGAGGATTTAGGCTCGCTGCCGCTGAACAAGCTATGGCCCGGCATCGAGGTCAAGTCCAATGGTGGTTATGTAATTGTACCACCATCTCCCGGTTATAGCGTTTTGAGCGATGTCGAGCCGATCGAGGCTCCGCAATGGCTGGTCAATCGGATTGGCGAATTGAAGCGTAGCAATGGCCACTTTCATGGCGACGATGACGGCACCGCTTCGATCGAAGAGCTTAAGCTCGCCATGGATGTGATCCCAAACGACGATCTAGTTTGGGATGATTGGAATAGGGTCGCAATGGCATTGTGGCGGGCTTCGACCGGCTCGGCTGAAGCGTTCAAGTTGTTCGATGAATGGTCCAAGAAATCATCAAAATACAACACCCGCATCTGCCGCGATCGCTGGCGAGTGATTGGCAGGTCGCGCCCCACCGAGCTTGGCGCAGGCACGCTGTTCTATTTGGCCCAAGAGGCCGACCCGTTCTGGCGCGAAGCAGGCCGCAATGCCGAGCACGAAGAGCAGGCCGCCAAGCTGGTCGAAGGCTTGCTGCGTGGCCGAAACAAAGGCGAAAAGTCGTCGCATGAATTTCAGGAATTCCCCGACCGGCTGTTGCAAGTCCCAGGTGTGGTAAGCGAAATAGCCGACTGGGTATTGTCCTGCTCGCGCAGGCCGCAGCCATTGCTGGCCTTGGCAGTGGGGCTGTGTGTGGTCGGCACCTGCATTGGCCGCAAGGTTGCGGGGCCAACTCATTCCGGCACCCATTTGTATATGACGTTTGTTTCGCCTACTGGCTCCGGCAAGCAATTGGCAGTCGATGCCATAGCCGAAATTTTCAGTGCGTGCGGGCCACCGATCAAGGCGTGCTGCGGTCCCCCGGAATTTAGCTCTATTTCTGCCTTTACCCATTTTCTGGAAAAGCAACCGCTGGCGATTTGCGTCTTTGACGAAATCGGGTCGTTCCTGAAACGTATTTTGAATCGGCGTGCCAGCGGATGGGAGGCCGGGATTTCGGCTGAGCTGCGCAGGGCATGGGGTTCGTCGTTTTCCGAAATGCGAACCACTGAATGGGCGCAAATATCGTCCAAGATCATTTCGTCGCCTGCCCTGACGGTGCTCGGGGCTTCGACCCAAAAGGAATTCTACGACTCGCTGCGCGGCGAGGATGTGGGCAATGGGCTGCTGAACCGGTTTCTAATTCTGGAAACCCAGCTCACGCCGCAGCCGCAAAACCCGGATCATTCCATCCGACAAGTGCCCAAGCCGATCGTGGCCAAGCTTCGCAGGCTTTATGACCGTGGCTCGGCGCTGTATGTGGAAAAGGTGGCCCCGTCCCAGATCATTGATGAAACGGACGAGGCCTATGGGTTGCGGCTGGCCTTTACCCAAGAAATTGAAGCGCGCAGCCGCAAGCATCCGGATCAGGCGGATTTTCTGGTACGGGCGGTAGAAAATGCCTTGCGGCTGGCAACAATTGTGGCGGCTGGAGACAGCGCCAATGCGATTTCTGGCCCTACCATGGCTTGGGCCATAGATTTCAGCCGGTGGGCTTCGGACCGGCTTATTCAGGCCGCCCGTGCCCATATAGCCGATAGCGAAACTCAGGAAATGGCCCAACAAATTCGCCGGATCATCCTTCGGCATGGCAAGCCGGGCGATCCATGGGTCAAAATGGCCACGCTATGGCGCGGATTAAAATTCAAATACAAGCGCCGGGACGTTGAAGAAGTCATCAGAATGCTGACTGAATCTCGGGAAGTGGTCGTGAAAAAATCGCAGCCAAAAGGCGGTGGCACCCCGACTCATTGGTTCAAGATTCAGGATCAAACAGCCATTGATATCGACGCGGCTGAAGGCTCCGTCTGATCGATTTTCCAGATTATGGCTAAATGTTGAGCAGCGGACGGTCGGGTTATTTTACTGTCCCGAGCGAGACCCGAACGACCCGACCGCTTGATTTTGGCGGATCGGTCGGGTCGGTCGGGTTACGGTCGGGTACATAGTTTTGACCCGAGCGTGTAGCAAGATTCTATAATAATATCAGTAGTATAGATGTGTGTAGATATATAAAAACACGTTCGGGTCATAGATCACATTACCGATGATTTTTTTAGAACAAAGATAGAACGAGAGGAGGGTTGTACCGTGTACGACCCGAGCGCTGATTTTGCCTATTTAATAGTGCGATTTGCACGGAATCGCAAAAAGGCGTATGCCATTGCCCCAAATGAAAAGCGGGATGGGTCAGTTGGGAAATGTACTGGGGCATTGCGGTCACACACCCGCAGTCAGAAAAAAAAGCGATCGGCCATTTGGAACGCCAAGGGTTCGAATGCTATGCGCCGAGGTTTCGAGAAATAGGAGTGGTCGCGGGTCGCAAAGTCGAGCGGTCCGCGTTTTTGTTTCCACGCTATGTGTTCGTTTTTATTCAAGATGGCTGGTACGAAATCAAAAGCACCATCGGGGTCGCAGCATTGCTGGTCAACAATATGTCGGTTCCAGCTAAGGTACCCGTGGGTGTGCTGGGCGAATTGAAAGGCCGTGAGGATTCCGATGGGTTTGTGCAATTGCCGCAGCATTGGAGTCGGAAGATCGGTGACCGGGTTGAAATAAAGGACGGCCAGTTCAAAGGTCTGCGCGGCATCTATAAAGGTATGACTTCTCGGCAGCGGGAAGTCGTTTTGCTGGATGCTTTGGGTAAGGTCGAATTAGCAGCAACGGACCTCTAGGTGTCCTGAGCTTGCGGCTGAAAGCGGAAAGTATAGTCCGCTGGGGTGAGCGGTAGCGTCTAATGCCAACCAATATCTATACTTATAGATGGCAGCAGGAACGCAAGCGGTTCCTAGCGATGCGACCGTTATGTAGGCGGTGCGAGCATAAGGGTAAAGTCGAAATAGCCACGGTTGTTGATCATATCATACCGCATGGTGGTGATCCCAAGCTGTTCTGGGATCGGTCTAACTGGC